ACGTAGGAGTCGAGGTCGAAGTCGCTGTTAACGTAGGAGTCGAGGTCGAAGTCGGTGTTGCAGTAAGAGTTGGAGTAGGAGTCGGGGTTGGAGTAGCGCAACAATGATCTCCGTTTACTGCTCTCACCCAGTAACTTGAATCTGTACCGGGCTCGACCGCACCGCTAGGTTCGGCTCCTGTATTATGGGATTGAATGCACCTATAAGCAGAACCACCATGACAAACGACTGCATCGCTTCCGGTGGTTGCGTCATAAGTAGTCCCGTTATCCCAAGCCTCTACCGGGCCACCTGATACGCCATCACTAGAGCAATCAACAGTAGGTTCAGTAGTAGTTGGCGTCGGAGTTAGAGTTGACGTCGGGGTTGGTGTCGGGGTTGGTGTCGACGTTGAACTGCTAGTAACAGTAGGCGTACTGGTTGGCGTACTTGTGGAGGTAGGAGTAGAATATAAACTGACCGTTGGTGTTGGGGTCGCGCAAGAGGTAGCTAAATCGCAGTTCTCTCCAAACAACTCTTGACATACATCGTCACAATCTTCAAATACAGCACCAACACTTATTAAATCGAAATCAGTTCCACCTGCACCTGAAAAAATTTCATAGTCTAACTCAACTGGAAAATCAGCACCATTGCTAATGTTAGGGGATGAGCAGCCGCTGCTATTTGTGCAACGAGCTATATGATAAGTAGCGGCGGCGATCTCGCTTTCATCGCCAGTGTAATTGGCGGTATCAACGTTAACTGTTGTACCAGCAGGAAGTCCTCCTACACACCTACACAGGGTTGCACTCCAAATAGCCACCTAAAAGGCTCTCCTTTGACTATTTAAAGTTTTATATTTAACCATCCCCAATGCCATAACAAATTTATAGAACTTATTAAATTAAAATAATTCTTTTTTTCGTAAAATCAAAAGAAAAAGGCGTATTATCCGAATGGGAATACACCTCAAAACAATAGCAAATGTATAATATAATTAAAGAATCACATCGAATTTATCTTCAAAAAAGGATTTTGACAGCTTGTCGGCCTCGGTATCTAAAATCTCCACAACTTTAAACTCGTTTTTCTCAAGCCAGTTGTATTTTTTATGATCCCTTTTAATTGATCTCAGATAATTTGATCTAGAGTTTTTATGAAAAAATGGAACAAATTTGTCATGCTGGGCTCCATTCACTTCTATAGCCACTTTTAAAGTAGCATTTAGTATGTCTACGTGCATTTTTGAACCATAAACGGGAAACTCTTCAAAAACTACGTGGGTAGACCAATATTTTTTTAAAAATTGTTTAACCTTAAATTGAGCTTTAGACCTAGACTTTCCGTCCCAATCTATGCGGTATCTACCAACACTTTTGTTAGATAGCTTGCCATATATGTTATAAAGCCTCATAAGCTGAGTCGGATTCTTTCAGAATGTCCTTAAACTTATTTACAGTATACTCTACTATTTTGGGATTATCTTCTAAGTATTTATAGAAGTTTTCTTCTCCTTGATGTTGCTTTTCGCAATCTATATCAGCAGCTTTTAGCTCTTCTATAAACTCGTCTGACACAGTTATCCAAGCTCCTTTTGCTACAGCCATATCCCACATTAGCATCATATCCTTGATTTCTCTTTCAATCCAAACGCTATTGCCACCAGTTCTGCCATGTTTTACTGGGTATTCTATCAAGTCGTTAACTTTTTCATTAGGAGTCTTTCTGAAAAAGATTTTACAATTATGTCCTAGAACTTGATCTTTTCCCTTGATGGTCTTTGTAAAATAGTCCGACTTATTTGGTTTTTGAAACTCAAGAATCCAGTCGCTGTAATGCAAAGCTGCGTTTCCGCCTGAAGCATTTGTTAGCTTTGGGTCTACTTTCTGATAGGGATTAATTGTAACCGTACTTCTTACCTGACTGATCATTATGCAAACATGGCCCTTTTTAACTAAAGATAATGCCATTCTTTGCAAAAACTGGGACGTTAATAGGGCATTTCCTGCAACTTTAGTGTTATCCCCAAAATCCTTCTTGTAGTCTTCGTCTCTAACTAAAGCGTCCATAGAGTCAATAATGAACATATATCTTCTGTCTTCATCATTTTTAAAAACTAAATGCCTAATAAACTCGATTACCTTTTCAAAAATATGACAATCAAAACATAGCCACTTTTTCTTGTCGGTATTTATTCCAGACCTTAAAAGTATTTCTTTAGAGAGTCTACCTTCAGACCTGATGTATACCACTTTAGACTTTTCAACCGATTCTTGAAAATTTTTAGCGAATGAAAGCGTACATGAGGTTTTTCCTGCTCCCGAAGCTCCTGAAAATCTACTAATTCCCGGACCTATTCCTCCGCCCATTTCTAAATCTAAAATTAGACTGCCGCTAGAAACAGTGTAATCCCTCTCTTCTTCAAAGTTATAGTGATAATCTTTATTCTGATCTAGAAAAGACTCAATCTGCTCCTCTGAAGTGATTAGTGTGCTGCTTCCGCTATCTACCTTCTTTTTCCTTGGCATAATTTTTTATATCGTGTTTTACCATCTTATTAATTAAGTCATCAATGGTGGAAGATGGCTTCCAACCTAACTCATCTCTTATTGGGGTAGAATCTCCTACCAACAACTCTACTTCTGCGGGTCTGTAAAATTTAGTATTTATTCTAACCATTACTAATTTATTGTGCGGGCCAGATGTACAGCAGTACTCTTCGAAAGTTCCTTCTCCTTCCCAGTGGCAGCCTTGAAATCCAGCAGCATTAAAAGCTTTTTCTACGAACTCTTTGATTGTGTGAGTTTCGCCACTCGACAAAACATAATCTTTGAGTCGAGAAAGAACTATGTCTCTTGAGATTGAATGAACATCACTGCTGCCTAAAGCACATCCAGACTGCTCAAAAGCATTCCAAGTACTTTCAAACTCTTTATTAAAATCAGGAGTTGCCTCTATGTAATCCTCTTGATTTAGCATCATCCAAACCCCTTTGACGAAATCTTCAGAGTCAGACCAATCTCTTTTAGTATATATATTGCCAAGTTCGATTGGGTCAAATTTTGGAGCTTCACTGCGTCTGCTTCTCCAGTTTTGTATGTCTCTGATAAAGTGATGAATCCTAGCAACGCCTTTAGTAATTTTTCTAGTTACAAACTCTTCTCCTCTCCTGACTCCTTCATGATTAAAAAGGATTCCGTGAACTGCGTAAATTCCATAAGACTCTCTATAGACTTTAACCAAATGTCTGGCCGCACATTTGGAAGCTCCGTAGGGACTTCTAGGTTTTAGCGGATGCTTAAAATCTTGGGGAGAATAGTCTACATTTCCGAACTCTTCACTTGAACCAGCGGAATAAAATTTACACTTAGGTGCGAAATTTTTAATAGCCTCTAAACATCTTAATACGCCATTTGCGTTTACATCAAAAACATGAGAAGGAGTATCCCAGCTTGCCGCAACAAAAGAATTAGCTCCAAAATTTATAAAGTAATCGGGTTTAATTTTTTTTACTAAAGATATAATACTGTACTCATCAGTAAGGTCTCCGTGAACAACCTCGAATCTTGGGTTATCTTTAAAATCGATATAGTTGTCTTCTCTTTTTGTAGAAGTTCGCCTTACCATTCCGTACAGCTTGGTGTTTACATGTTCTTTCAGTAAATACTGAACCATGTTAGCACCATCTTGGCCAGAGACTCCCGTTATTATTACCTTTTGTACTTGTTTCATGTAATCCTAGTACATCTTTCTAAGCGATTTCGTTTTTTTAGTGTAATTAAGGCAATGCAGCTAAACAAGAATATAATTAGAATATGTGCGCTTTATTTGGTTTTTTCTTTGTGTTTTCACATCGGATATAAGCCATTTGTAGTTAAAGGAGATAGCATGCATCCGACTTTAATTGACGGGCAAAAAATATTTATAAATAAAATATACTTCTCGGTAATAAGCCCGGACAGGTTTGATGGAATAATAGTAAAGGATAAAAAAGACGGAGGCTTTTTGGCGAAAAGAATAATCGGGATGCCGGGGGAATCTATTGAAATCATAGATGGGGACATATTTATTAATGGTTCAATGCTAAAAGATAAGTTTAGTGATTTAAAAATAAATTTTTTATTAGTGGAATCAGGGGGAAAACCATTAAGGAACTGGGAGACTGGAGAAATTATAACTGAAAACGAAAACACTAAACGGATAACTTTAAAAGAAGATGAGTACTGGGTTATAGGTGATAATCGAGAGGTTTCTTGGTACGGAATAGTAAAACTAAAAGATATTATAGGAAAAATTTAGGCCCGTTCTAGTGTAATTAATATTGATGGAATTAGTATTGGGCGAATATCCAATTAAAGTTTTTTTGTGCGAGGATGGATTCTGGAAGCACGACACTATCTTCATATATAATAATAGTAAGTGCGTTAGTGAAAGAGAAGTTAATCATATAAAAGATTATCTTTTTTCAGAAGGATTCATAAGAGATAGGAGGACTAAATATTACATCGCTGAAAAAGATAAAGAAGGAGGATCAAGATGAGCGAAATAAAAATTTTAAATTCCGAAAATAAAAAATGGTGGAGTGGGAAAGATGGTCAAATAAAGAAGTGGGCTATAAAAGACAAGTCTGGGGATTGGTGGTTAGTTAGTGGCTCTGAATTCCCTGAAAAGAATGCTAAAAAAGAACAGGAAATAAAAAAAGACGAAGAATCTGACTTCGTCTTTTATTTCTTGAGTTGGTTTTTAGGAGCTAGTATAGCATTTAATATTTTTTCGCTTCTAAAAGTCGTCTTCTAGTACTCCAGAATTCTGATAGTCTTTAACCTTTCTTTCGAAAAAGTTGGTCATAGCTCCGGTGTCTACTACTTCGGATAACCAAGGAAAAGGATTGTTGTCACTTTCGAATCTAAAGTCGATGCCTATTCCTTCTAGCCTTCTGTTTCCAATATACTGCATGTAATCGACAAACATCTCAGCATTAAGTCCAAGTATGCCTCTCGGTAGAACATCATGAGCATATTGAATTTCAAGTTCGACGGCCTTTTTGATATGATCAACAGTTTCTTGCTCAAACTTCTTAGTCCAAACAGATGGGTACTGCTCTTTGATAGTGTTAATTAAATACGTACCAAATTGTATATGTAAGCTCTCATCTCTGAGGGTATATCTGATTTGATCAGACAGCCCCGGTAATTTGTTTTGCCTACCTAAAGCCAATAGCATTGCAAATCCGCTAAAGAAAAAAGTACCTTCGCAAACTATATAATAAGTAATTAAGTTTCTTAGAAATTCTCTTTTACCTTCTGTAGTCTTTGTTGAGAAATCAGGCCTATTAACGTCAGACGTTATACTTATCAAAAAGTCATCCTTAGCTTTAATTGATGGAATATTAACGTAAGCCTCATAGACGTCATTAACTCTTAAAGAAAAAGAATCGCAACAGGTAACTACCGTCCAGTTGTGAAGGGACTCTTCGTAAGCTTGCCTTAATATATATTGTCTGCACTCAGGATCAGTTACCCATTTCGCGACAGTAAGTAATAGGTTATTGCCAACCAAGGACTCACTTCCAGCAAAAAACCCAAGACATCTCTTAACGAGTAATTTTTCATCTTCTAATAAAACATCTCCTTTCCATTGGTCTACGTCATCTCCCATTCTGATTTCAGAGGGGGACCAGTTATTGGCTACTCCTTTAAGGAATAAGTCCCAAGCTAATTGGTGTTTATGTGGGAGTATTTGGTTTACTCCCGCTATCTCTTCTCCTAGTAACATTCCGCTTTTACTCATCAGTTATATCCTTTATTTCCTTTGTCTATTTGTTTCAATCTTCTTTTTTCTCTTTTTGCAAAACCTTGAACGTGCTTAGAAAGCTCTTTAGTCATTCCTGACTTCTTGGCCCCTAAATAAGTATAAAGCAGCACAGCGAGGTCATTGTATCCATGATCTTCAACCTCGTTGGCTAATCCTTCTAAAACGCTATCAAAATCTTCCATAACTATTGGCAGCTTTCGCAAGTGGGGTCTAGTATGCTGCAAGCTTTAACCATATCCCCTATCGCTTCATGTTTACTTTCTATTTCAGCCATTGGCGTATTAGTGGACTTCTCAATTTCGCTTGCAGCCTTGTTTCTTAAGTAATAAGTGCTTTTTAAGCCGCAGTTTCTAGCGTGAAGATATAAATCATTTAGGTATTTTAATGATGTTTTGTTATTAAACAAATTTAATGATTGACCCATATCAATCCATTTTTGTTTGGCTGCTGCTGATTCGACCAACTTAAACTGATCGTGCTCAAAAGCAGTGCGAAATCTAGACTTTAAATCTTCAGGTATCTCTCCGTTAAGAGAGCTTAATTCGCCATTAACGCTGACTATTAGGTCTACTAAATTTTGATTCCAAATCCCTCGCTCTTTGCACTCTTTTATAAACCATTCATTTACAATCATTAAGTTCCCGCTTTTATTTTCATAAACAAAAAGAACTGAAAAGTCTGGCTCAATGCAAGGAGAGCAACCCTGAATGTAAGATATGGTTGCGGTTGGAGCAATTGCCATAGTATTGCTATTACGCATTCCATGATCTTTAATATGCCCTCTTAGCTCTTTCCAATCAACTTCTGGGCAAAACTTCTTACCTCTATGGACTATTGGCTTTTCATCAAGGTACTCCATTAAGTTTTTGTAAGTGTCTATAGGCAAAACGTCTTGATCCCATAATGATCCTTCATAGGTTGAATACTTGCCCTTTTCTTTCGCTAATTTTGAAGAGTTAAAAATACAGTGATAAGAAATAAACTCATAAAGCTCATCTGAAAACTTAACTGCCTCATCGCTGGAGAAGTTGACTTTATAAGAATGAAATACGTCGGCCCATCCCATGCTTCCGCCCCCTACTGGCCTATGCTTTAAATTGGAATTTTCAGCCTCTCTGGTTGGGTAAAAATTTAAATCAATTACATTATCGAGCATTCTCATTTGAACCTCGATAGTTTTAGCTAGCTGGTCAAAGTCTAAAGTACCATCATCTTTTAAATGCTCTTTAAGATTGACTGAGCTTAGATTACAAACAGCAGTCTCACCGACTTCTGTTTTTTCTCCTTCGTCAAATCTTGAAGGCTTTGTATGCAGGAAAATCTCAGTGCAAAGATTTGAACTGTGAATAGTACCTTCGTGAGAGTTAGAGTATCTTAAGTTAGAGTTATCCTTAAAAGTAATCCAAGGGTGTCCTGTCTCGAAAAGCATTCTAAGCATTTTCTTCCAGATATCTTTGGCTTTTACTGTTTTAAAATTCTTAATCTCACCTGAATCTGCCAACTTACAATATTTTTTGTACTTCTTATCAAAGTCTTGGCCGTATAATTCATGCAAGTCCCTAGCGTCTGAAGGAGAGAATAAATACCAATCCTCATTATTTTTCACCTTCTTAAAAAACAAGTCCGGTATCCAATTAGCAGTATTTAAATCGTGACACCTACGGCGTTCATCTCCAGTGTTTTTCTTGAGGTCTAAGAAGTCTTCTATATCTAAATGCCAAGGCTCAATGTAAGCGCAACCAGCACCCGGCCTTTTGCCTCCTTGGTTAACCGCAACGAGTAAATCGTTGTATATCTTTAGCCAAGGAACTAACCCACTAGAAGTTCCATTCGTCCCTTTAATGTGTGAACCAGATGAGCGAAAGTTAGTAACGTCAAAACCTAAGCCTCCAGCATACTTTGACTTTCTAGCTTCCTGCCAAGCACCCTCAAAAATTCCATCGATTGAGTCATCAAAAGTATTAAGATAACAACTGGAAAGCTGGCTATGAGAACTGCCACTATTAAAAAGGGTAGGAGTAGAGCAGCACAAAAAAAACTGAGACAACGTATTATAAAACTCAATAGCCTTTTCATTTTTATCTTTTTCATTTATAGCTAACCCCATAGCGACCCGCATCCAAAAAGCTTGTGGAGTCTCAAGCCTTCTTTCATTGATATGATGAAAGTATCTGTCGTGTAAAATTTGCAAACCAAGATATTTGAACTTTAAGTCTCTATCTAAAACCAAATGTTCCGAAAGACTTTTTATATCAAAGGCTAAAAGCTTATCGCTGAGTATTCCGTTTTTAATTAAAAGCTTAGTATTTCTAATAAAAGACAGCCTGTACTGATGATCAAACGCGTCCTTGTCTCTGCTTTCCCCAAACACTTCTTTGTGTATATTTCCTAAAAGAAGCCTTGAGGCTACGTAACTGTAATTTGGCTCTTTCTCTATCTTAGTCCTAGCAGACATGATGAGAGCTTTATCGATTTCTTTTGTAGAAATTTTATCATAAAGCTGAACATGAGCATCTAAAACTACTTCGCTAGCTGAAACTCCTTCTAAATTCAAACAGGCTCTTTCCGCGCATAAATTAATTTTATTAATATTGAGTTTTTCAAGTCTACCATTCCTTTTTTTTACGTTAATTTTTGCAGTGCTCATGACGGGCGAAATATCTGTAAGTATATTACAGCTAGTAAAAAAATACTGAAAGAAAAAATCAGTTTAAGAAGAAAAAAATAAAACTGATGGTTATAAAGTGTACGAAGTCTGACTATCTATTGTAGAAAACGAACTTATGGTCATTCATTTCTCCGAAATTTTCTTTACAATTTAATTCTAAATAAAAGAAATTAGTATTTATTTTAGCTTGATAAAATTTTTCGTAAAAAGAATCAGAAGAAGAAACTGCGTCTACTTTTAATTCAGCTAGAGCTTCAGAATTAGAGTCATAGAACTTTAAGGAGTTGATTATTACATCTCCTTTTTCGCAGGTGGAATTTATTTCTCCAGCTTGTTTTTCGGTTATACTTTTTTCATAGCCGATAACTGCTCTTAGGCATAGCTTATTGTTAACATTTCTTTCTGCATATATTCCTAAGTTCTCTCTAGATAAAACTTTTTTACCCGTATCAGTTAAGAAATATCCATAATAAGTTCTTATCTCTTCTCCAGCCTTAATATCTTTTTTAGCGTAAAAAACAAAAGAGTCGGTTGTCGTATACCACTCTGCGTTAGGAGTCGGTGAGCTATTGTATACACATGCGTTACCAAGCGGTATAACTGAGTGCTTGTAGTTAGAGTTTTCTGACCCCCAGTCGAAAAGATACTCTTCAACGTTTCTTAGTCCCAAAGCTTTAGAAAAGCTGTCTACATTTTTAAAATGAGCACCAAAGATTTCATTAGAAGATAAAAAGTTAACGTATTCGGAGCCCTCTTTATGGAATGTGATGTTTATAAAAGGAACCTCTTCAAGAATATCACCCATTCTGATATCCTCTTTCGCGAACACTCCTCTTTCATTAGGGGAGCTTTGGATAAATTTGACCTCAACTTTTCCGCAGTTGTAGAATCTGGGGGATATAGGAGCTCTAGTAGATTGACTAGAAGGATCGTCTTCTAAAACGTAAGTATTTAGCTGAGAGCTAGTCTCTGATTTGCTTACCGCCTCTAAGATTTCTTGCTTTTGACTCATAATCTTTTTTAACTGGGTCTTGACCTCCAGACTTGTCCGCTCGTTTTTGTGACATTTCTTTAGACTTATCCCACAAGTCTCCAATGGTCATTTTTTTATTGTCGGTAGAGTCTGAAAAAGCTCTTTCTGAAAAAGGATCAACCTGAGTGTCAATTGAAGCGTGAGGTATAGTCCAGATTCTTTCCCATTTTAAATTATTTTCATCAAAATATACGTGCTCTTCTTTTGCTTTTTGAAGAACTTCCTTGACCTCTCCGGTTTCAGGGTTTTCGTATAAGTATATTGGCATTTAAATATCCGATATGTTTGAGATTATGGAGTCTAAAGTTTTAGCTGGAGTAAACTCTTCTTTTAATTTTAGCCCTTCTTCGTTAACTGGGCTAGTTTTATATCTCTCTATAGCTTTTTCACACCCATCAATGAATGCATCTTCATCGAAGTCAAAAATCTGACCTTGATTGTAATCAGAATCCTTCTTAAAAAATACATTATCATAAACATCTATTTTTTTATCTGGAGAAACTAAAACTGAGTTCTGCTCGTTTGCCCAAGATTTGTATCCATGAGCATCCATAATGACAGAGTGCTTACCTATAGCGACCGATTGAAACTCCGGTAGTCCCCAGCCTTCTCCGCCAGACATCCCAATAATTATGTGACCACCGTTTAAGAACTCATTATATGTAGCGTTCTTGGTCATTGATGGGAAAAAATTAATATTAATATATGTTTTATTTTCTAAAATTCTAGCCACAACACCATTGTTGTCTTCCGGAGAAAGGAATCCATTGTAAATGGAGCAGTGCAAAAAATATCTTTTGTCTCCACCAAACCTCTTAGCCCAAGCTCGAATTATTTTTTCGTGTCGTTTTCTTTTTTCGACCTTTCCACAAACGGTAAAAACAATTCTATCATCTTCATAAAAGTCTTTGCCGTTCGGGAGCTTTTCCATTCTTTTGAAGTTGTCAGAATCAAAGGGAAGAGGGATATACTTACTCTCTATTCCATTTTTTCTAAAAGCTTCTATTGCGAACTTTGAAGTAAAAGCCAAATTATTATTTTTAGCTATATTTAATTCAGTATCAGTAGGAGAATCTAGTTCGTAAAAAGAAAGAAGCAGTTGTCTTTCGCTCATTGAGGAAAGAGAGTCTTTGAGATGCCAGAGCTTAAACGTGGGATTCGCTCTGCTATGCTTTCTTTCTGAAGAGTCATAGTTCCTTTTTATCCAATCAAAAAAACCTTCGTCGTCTTCTTGAGAGGAAAGATCAACTCCGCTGCCTATAGGGAAAATAGGAAAATCCAGTTTTCTTCTATAAGCCTCTCTCAGCAAGCAAGTAGAAACTTGACCGAAAGAAACGGAGTTAATTGGAACGTTAAACGCTAAGTCCATTAAAGAGTTTCGTCGCCAAATGGATCATTGCTTTGACTCTGGCTCTTTTGCTGACCGCCACCATTAGAGTCCTTGCTCTTCGGACGATCAATGTAGACTCTCAGTGCTGGATGCTTGTCTTCAGTTTTAAAAACATTTTCCTCGACGTAAACATTATTTATTCCAGCAGCAGCCAACTTCTTAACATCGATTGTTCCGGTGTAGTAAGTTCTCTCTTTGCCATCTCTGGATGTAAATGTCTTGGACCAAAGAGCCCCAAGCTCTCTTTCTTTTCTGTCAGTTTTCTGATCGCTCATAGAGGTGAAGAATAATGGACGGAAAAAATTATTGCAAGTTTATTTTAATACCTTTTGAGCGTATGTCTCTTTTTAAGCAAATAAGGAAATCTGAAACGTGGTAAGATATTGCTTTTTCTATTTCAGCCTCGCTGCTCTTGTAAACGTGCTCCCAATCAATGATATAATCATACGCTTTTAGAAGCTTGGGATTATTTCTTTCCTCTTCCTCGTTAGCTGGCGGGTCATCAACGACAGAACATCCGTCAAGCGAGAATTTGTGCTTTTGGACATAAACAAGAAAACCTTCAAGCTCTTTCTTAATAAAATGAACCTCATCTAGAGGATAATCTGCATATCTAACGTCGGTAATACATATATTAGAATTAAGATCACCCTCAGATTTAATTTTATGATATAATTTATTTATAAAATATCTTCCATCCGTAGATTCCCTTTTTTCCTTTGCGTAAGAAACCAAATAGTCCCTTATTTGACCTTTTTCTGACCTAGAACAATTGGTTGGATCGACTCCAAATTTATCTAGACACTCCTCTTTGACTTCTTCCTTAAGAATATCGGCAAATGAGTATCTTTTGATCTGAATCTGCCTCTCTAGACACTTGAAAAAAGTATCCTTTCCCGCTCCAGCCACCCCAGCAATACCAAGCACTAAAGGCTTAATCTTTGACCTGTCTACAAAATTATTAGTGTTAAGCATCGATTTCACAATATGATAAATAATATTAAATATCAAATGAAAAACAATATATCCCAAACTCTCACCCCTTAAAGTTAATTACGTTCAAAATTTAATTTACTTAAATTTTTTAAAGTTACGTAGAGTGTGAGCTTTTTTTAAGAAATATATAAAGACACTCCCCCCATTTAATCCTAAAGATTAATTAAATAATCTTAAAGGACTTTTAGGGGGGAAGTGGAATGTTCGCTTTTTTTGAAGCCCTCTATTGTTTTTACTGGTGGGGAACCCAGTTAGACATACCATCGAAAATCGAAATTACTTACCTAATAAGGTCAAGAAATGGTGCTCAAAACTTGTTACAGTAATTCTCCCTAGCTTGTAGCTACACGCCGGGTAGTGCATCAGTTTTAACTGATCATTTTTTTGATAAAGTCGTATGAAACTTCAGGAGATTTTTCCCCTTGGATGTGGTACTACTCCAATACCTGACAGTTCAAACGAACCTCGTTATTGTCTCACCTTGGGGCATCTTTAACTGCTGTCAACTCAGTAGATGAGGGCGTTCAGCCTTGAGCGGAAAATATGCAAAGGAAAACGATTAGTCAACAGAATTATTTTCTTGGCTTTTATCCTGAACAATTGAATTGCAAATAAATACCATATTAGCCAAGTCTTTATCAGAAATACTTGACGCGTCACAAATATCCTCTTTGTTTTCTAGAACCTCACAAAAAGAGTTTATAATGGCCTCTACGCCTAGTGCTGTTGTAGGGCTGACCTCAACATCTTGAGTGTAAGCCTGAAAGGGTTTTTTAAGAATCCAGTACTCCTTATCGTGATAATCAATTTTAGAAATTATATTTTTTTCAGATAAATCTTGAAGTCCAAACATCACGACTGCCCTGTCTTCATCTTCGTTTTCTGAAAGCGGGACAATTTTCTTAAAATCTCTTTCTAATAAAAATGTATCATTAGAAGAAAACCATTTAAAAAGAATATTTGTTGACTCTAATCCGTTCATCTTCTTGACTATGCGTCTTGTAGGGCATTTTGTCAAAAATAACTTGACTATATATTTTTTAATAAATATTATCGGTTCGTATGAATGAGACTTTTGAACTAGAAGAAAAGCCGACTAAAGTTAATGTATCTTTTAATTTTGAAAAGCCCAAAAGAAGGGTTGGCCGACCAAACAAGCAAATCTCTTGGCCTGAAGGAAGCTTCACTTTCGAAGATATAGTAAAGAGCAACGAGGGAATATCTCAGTCGTCGCTTAGGAATAATATAATCTCAAATTTAAAAAACGGTAAATTAGTAAAAGCTGACAAACTTAAGAGTAAATTTGGAAGACCAAAAGATGTCTACAGGTGCGCTCAATGAGAATTGATTGGGAGAGATACGCTCTAAGTTTAGCGAAAGTAGCAGCCCTCAGAAGCGAAGACCCTTTTGTTAAGGTTGGAGCATGTGTTTTAAGGCATGATAATTCTGTAGCCTCGTTAGGTTACAACGGAGCACCTCCAAAAGTAAACATAGACTGGTCTGACAGAGATGAAAGAAGGAGGCGAGTTATACATGCAGAAGCAAACGCTTTGAGGTACGTTAAGCCTCAAGAATGTAGGCTGCTAGCCTGTACGCTTCTGCCATGTAACGATTGCCTAAAATTGATAAGCTCTTACGGAATAAAAGAAGTTGCGTACATTGAAGAGTACGACAAAGATTGTAGCTCTCTTACTTTAGCTTCAGAGTTTGGAATAAATTTAAAAAAGATAAATGTTTGAAATAGTATTAATATCTTGTTCGGTATTCTTGATCTTAGTTATTTGGTTTAAGAGTGACGCCTTCATTGAGTATTCAGGTATAATTGGAGCATCAAAATTTTTCTTAATTGATGACTTTAAAGAGAAGCAGAAAAACGATTTAACTTTAGACTACTTGGGATACTTGGCTACTTATCATTCTAGCTTTTTTATAAAACTTATAACTTGCCCGATCTGCTTGTCTGTATGGGTAACACTCGCGCTCTGCTTAACAATAGACAACCTGATCATCCATCCAGTATGTAATTCTTTTGCCTTAATTACTTTCTACCTATTCTCAAAAATCTCAGAATAAATGCACTTATTAGAAACATTTGCGCTTTCAACTGGTACAAAAATTGATAAGCCTTACATCCTAGAAAAGTTTTTTCCCTTGGGGTTAAAAGGGGACTACATAACCTTTCAGCCATTTGGAAAAATGGAAAGCAGGAAGTACGAGTATTGGAATGAAGTTACCAATATTTTATACCCAATTTTAAACGCTAATAATATTAACATCGTCCAGCTTGGAGGACCAGAAGAGCAAAATTTAGACAAGTGTGTTCCGATGAATGGCCAAACGACCTTCAATCAAATGGCCTACATAATTAACAGGGGAGCACTTCATCTTGGAGTCGACAGTCTTGGAGTTCACGTAGCTTCCGGTTTCGGTAAAAAGATAGTGGGGCTTTACTGCAATATGTACACTCAAAACTCCAGACCTTATTGGAGCGACGATGAAGATGTAATTTTGCTAGAGGCTGATAGAAAAGGGAACAAGCCCACGTTCTCAGGTCAAGAAAGCCCAAAAACTATTAATACAATTTACCCAGAAACAATAGCAGAATCAGTTTGCAAATTACTGGGAATAGAATTCAGCTATCCTTATAAAACTTTATATATAGGAGAAAACTTCTCCCAAAAAACTTTTGAGCTTATACCTAATTATCCAGTTGATCCAAGTAGCTACGGCTTCTCAAGCGTTATCGTTCGAATGGATTTAGAGTTTAATGAGCAAATGCTTTGGCAACAGTTAATGATTTCGCCATGCTCAATTATGACTAACAAGCCAATTGACGTACAAAAACTTTTGCATTTTAAAAAGAATATTAAGGAGTTTGTTTACCTGATAGATAAAAATAGCAATCCAGACTACGTTAAAGCACTAGGCTCGGCTGGAATAAAACCTTTGTTAATGAGCTTCCTTGATGAAGATGATTTAAATAAATACAAGTTAGATTACATTGACCACGGAAGAATACTTCAAAGGTCAAACTCTAGCAGAGAAGATATAAAAGAAATAAAAAATAAAAAAGACGATAAACTTTTTTATAAAAGTTCTAGGCATTATATTTTAGGCCAACAGCTTTTTTGGACTAAATCACCTAACTTTGACAGCAAGCCAATAAAAGATGAAAACAGATACATTCCTCAACCATTAAAGGCTGGAGAAAATTTTTGGAATGATAATTCTGTTTATCATATTTTAGAAAAAGCTTGAGCGGTTTTTTTACTTATAGTATAAAATTTTTATGGCAGCGAAAAAACAAGCTGGTGCTTCAAAGAAAAAAATCACCAGAGATGTGGATGGGTTAATCAAAGGACTAGAATATCAATTCACCGAGGAGGGATTGATTGATTGGCGTAAAATGCTAGACGATAAATGGCTTTACCCAAACCCCGGAAAAAACTTAAAAACACAAGATGTTTCAGAATTAAAAGATTCTGACCTTTGTATTCTGCTTGGCGGAATCAAAGAGCTTGCCCAAATAAGGGGCTACACAAACGTTAGTTATGATGTGGTTTCTCCTAGCTCAGATTATGTTGTAGCTAACTGCACTATAACTTGGAGGGCCAACTACGAAACAGAGGGTGAGGACGTTTCATTTTCATCAATGGGAGACTCATCTCTAAATAATACCGCTCCTATGAATGGAATTTATTATCTAGCCACTACGGCAGAAAATAGAGCATTCGTGAGATGTGTTAGAAATTTTTTAAAGATTAACATTGTAGGGAAAGAAGAAATGGGCAGCTTCAATGCTCCAGTCAATGTTTCTTCTGGAGGCCAAGTCTCTTCTGGAAATGCGGGTAGAGGTCAAACAGATGTTAAAACATGTTTGTCGGAATTGATGGAGGAGAAAGGAATTGGTTTCGAAAAGGTCAAAGGCTTTTTAGTAAAAAGAGGCATTCCTAATGCAGAAAATTTTTCAAGCGTTTCAGATATTCCAAAGCTTGAAGCCTACGCTACTATAAAAGCGATAGAAAAGAAGTCTGGTTAAGGACTTAAGAAGTAACCGTAAATACGACGTCAGATACCGCCTCTCCAGAGTGAGTAAATATCTTAACTGGGCCAGCGTATCCAGCAAAAGTATCACTAGGTACTGTTAGCTTCACAGAATTATCGTCAACTACTTCAATTTCGCACAAGTAATCGTCTATAAAACCTGCTATTGATTCGCTTAAGTTAGTTCCATTCACGGTAAAAGTGGCCCCAATAGCTCCACTAGAAGCCGAAAGCGAAGTTATTGTTGGGGGCTCCTCTACAATCCCTTGTGATATCTCAAAATTTCTAATTAACTCTTCTCCAACTCCAGCAGAAAAGTCTTCTCCTATCATTTTTCCAGAAATAAAATAAGAACTTCCATTTGAGAATGTGATTCTTATCTTATGATCTGGAAGAGACATATCGGTTTGAGGGTCATAATCGTATGTCGTGAACTTACTTTTAATTATTTTATTCGCACTAGAAACCCTTTTTATAACTGGCAAATCTCCCGATTCTGAAATTTCTATCTGAGGCTCTAGATTATTGCTGTACGAATACTCTACTGAAAGCAGAGAAGTATCTTTAATATTAGAAACTTCATCAATAGTAACAGACTGCACTGTTACGCATGGTTTTTCGGGAACCGTCTCAAGAGAATGGCTAACCTGACCTTGGGGTTTTTCATAAAAAGTAAAACTGGCATCTATCCCCACCGCAGAGTACGGCCTAGCTGACATTCTATAAGAAGAAAGATAAGCCTTCTCTATAAGCAGTCCGCCTATTTCGATGGAAACAGCAGCAGCCTCTTTTTTGCATAAATCATAAATGAAATCGCTATCTGAGTTTAAAATGAAATTTGCCGCTATGCTCCCGCTTCTAACTGACGAGGGGTTAAATGAACTAGGGGCAGAAGCTCCAACTTCATATCCCGGAGAAATGCTAACGTTTGTTGAAAGGTTAACATTTGGGCTGTATATTAGCTGATCATTAATCTTTAGCGTTATATTTGAAAAATTTACACTATTCATAATAAACCAAACAAAAATAGTCTTTTTCGGTGTAAATACAAGCGGAAAAAGGTAAAGGAAAAATGGCTTCTATTTACAATACTAAACAGTGGGACAACTCAAAATCCTATGTAGAAAACGACATAGTTTATCATCAGATAAATAGTCAAAATAGGTTTTTTTACGCTACCAAATCTTCGTCGAACCAAGCTCCGGCAGAAGGCTCACAATTTTGGAAGGGTATCTTAACTCTCCCTTCATCCTCCAAAGCTCTAGGTCATTTTTTCTGGAAGCCTTCGTACTCCCTTAATACTAATATAGCACCGAAAGTTAAAACTATAAAACTTGGAAACGGTTACGAACAAAGATTAAAAGATGGCTTTAACAATATTCTTTTAAATTATTCTTTGACGTTCAAGAACATAGATGAAAAACAAGCAACAGCGATATCTCATTTTCTTTTTGATAAAGGTGCTGTAGAAGAATTTTATTTCATGGCTCCAACCCCAATAGGAATTTTTAAAAAGTTTGTATGTGTTGACTTTCAAGTTAATAATAAATTTTTTAATAACTTTGATGTAAACGCTAAATTTCAAGAGAAACCTTAAATGGCCAACACTCAGACAATAAAAGACTCTTTAAGCAAAGTAACAAAAGAGGCCGCCTCCTTACAGCCCTCTACAGTTATTACTTTATTTGAAATAGATATTTCAGAAATTAAAGAAAACAATATAAGCGGTACGGTTCTTCCTATTAACGATGACGTAGTTCGGTTTCATAATATGGATGTTATAGCCAAAAGGACTATCACATTTAACAGTTTAGAATATTTTTCTATCCCTATCCAAACAGATGGATTTGAACTGTCTTCATCTGGTCAAGTAGCCAGACCTAAGCTAAGTATTACTGCGGTAGAAGGAATGGATGACGAAGGAGTTGCACAACTCGCTTCTCTTAAAAGAGCGTTTATATCTTTAGGAAACTTGGTAGGAGCAAAAGTTACAAGGATAAGAACTTTTGCTAAATTTTTAGATGCATCAAATAACATAGAAGGAATCGGGCAAAACCCTGACGCTTACGCTGAATTCCCAAGAGAAACTTTTTTTATAAACTCTAAAATCCGTGAAGATAAATTTGGAGTGCAATTTGAATTATCTTCAGTTATTGACACTGAAAATTTTAAACTTCCGGGTAGATTTGTTTTAGCCAATAGATGCCCTTGGACATACAGAGGGGAAGGCTGTTGTTACGAGTTTAAAGCTTCTACGACAGAAGGTTTAGCTAAACAAAAAGAAACTTTCGGAAGCACTGACCATTTACCATCTTCTGCACCACCCATAGCTAATACAAACAACGAGTTAATCGCAGATGAAATTTCTCCAGAGTATGATCCTAACATAGTTTCTTACAGCACTGGAAACATACCTTCTGAATACGACTCAGCCGCCACATACATGTTAGGTAAAGTAGTTTTTGTGGTTAAAAATAATATAAAATATTACTTTGTATCTAAAGGACATCACTTAAATAAATACGAAGCTGTACCCGCAGGAAAGGCTCCGCCAAACTCAATGTATTGGGAACCTGATCAATGCGGCAAGACAATACAGGCTTGCAAGTTAAGGTGGGGTGCTACTGGAGCAGCAAAAAAATCTGACGGAACTCAAGCCAACTCTCTTTTACCTTTTGGTGGATTTCCGGGAACTAACAGCAGAGTCTCTCAAACATGATTCTTGGCTCTTCAGTTACTAATAGAATAAAGGAGCACTCAATTAATGAGTCTCCAAATGAATGCTGTGGTTTAATATTAAAACGCAAGGGGCAAATAGAAACTTTTAAATGTGAAAATATCTCCTTAAAGAAGCGGACAAATTTTTCTATTAACCCAAAAGATTACTTGGTCGCGAGTAAGCTTGGAAAAATATTAGCTTACTACCACTCCCATACTGATGAAAACGAAAACTTTTCTGATATGGATAAATTTTTTAGCAGATTAAATAATCTTCCATTGGTTCTTTACTGCCTTAACAACGATACATTTTCTATATATGACTAAAATAAAATTTCACGGCGAGTTAGCAAATCATTTCAAGGACGAATACGACCTTGAAGTTTCTAGCGTGTCGGAGGCTATTCATGCTATAGATATGATGTCTAAGGGATCAATAAGAAAGTATTTCTTAAACCCTCAAAATAAATTTAAAAATTATCATTTAATGGTTAATGGAGAAAAAACTTTTTTTCCGGGATTTAAAAACTTACAAGACAGTGAGGTTACGATCACCAGAGGAAACCTTGAGTCTATAGATGTTATTCCATCTCTTGAAGGTGGAAGTGCTTGGGACTGGTTGGGAATAGGACTAGGTACGATTGGAATGTTTAGAGCGGGAGACGCTTACACCTTTCTTGCTTCTGCCGCCTTAGTGGCTGCTGGAGTATCTAATCTTTTGTCTGAGCCTCCAGAACCCCCAGAGCACCAACAAATAGCTAACCCTAGCTCTGATCCAACTCAGCTAGCAAATTCATATCTGTTCTCAGGCCCCACAAACGTGTTAAATGAAGGAGGTCCAGTTCCAATTGGGTACGGAAGATTAATGGTGGGAAGTCAGGTGATTATGGCCTCTTATGAAGTTGAGAGAATTTTAACTAAAGACGCTGGAAGGGTAATATAGAATGTCGCAGAATTCAAATTACGATTCGACTCCCTCTAGTACTACCAATGTAATATTTGGCAGTGATTACTATGATATATACAGAGATCAGTCAACTTTTGGAGTAGTCAAAGTAGAACCAAATGCTCAACAGGACACTGAAGGCATCGTTTCTGGAATGCTCACTGCTACGGAAACTGGATTCTATACCTCCAGAACAAATATTAAATGCTTAGATTTAATATGCGAAGGAGAAATTGAGGGTTTAGTTAGCGGCGAATATATTTTTGTAGGTAGAACCGGAGTCATAGGATATGACAGCTATACCTTAGACCCAATTAATCCAACCAACCCAGAAGGCTGGCTCAAGTCTATAAATCTTAATGAAACTCCAGTAGTTTCGGATGGAGGGTTATATAATTTTCAAAGACTCAAAGCTGCTTGGACTAATGGTACTCCTGAAGGATTAGATACTGCCAATGACTTTTTGGGCGTTAACACTGACTCTTCAATCGAAAAGTCTAGAACTTTAAATGAAAGACTCAGAGGTCCAGATGATAACCCAGACTCTTCAACATCTTCAGAGCATCCTCATATTTTTCATCCAAAAATTTATTTTATTTCAAATTCTGAAATAGATAAAATTAGAGTAAATATTAAGATTCCAGCTTTAAAATTTGTAAAGTATGGATCGAAATATAGCATTGAAGAACAAGGTCAGGTATTTGGTACTTCCTTAAGTATTAAAACAAGATATAGAGCAAAATACTCAGACGGTACTCACAGTACTTGGAGTGAGCCGCAGCCCACTTTCATAGAAGGCTTGACTTCTAACGAGTACCTTCACCCAATAGAGATTTCTCTAAACTCATCTTTAATAAGTAATAACTTAATTGGATGGGAGCTAGAGGTTACTAGAATTACATACGACGCTATTGAAGGAACTATATCTAACCAAACATTTATAGATTCTATAACAGAAGTTTTTTCCTCTAAATTTTCTTTTCCTAACTCTTCAATGATAGGAATGGAGTTTAACGCTGAATATTTCAGCCAAGTCCCAACTAGAGCATACGACGTCAGGCTTTTAAAAGTTAAAGTTCCAGTTGGATACGATCCGATACTAAAAACTTATCCAGAAACTTGGAACGGTAAATTCCAAGGAGAAGAAGCAAACACTGAAAAGAAATGGACAGATAACCCGGCTTGGATTTTCTATGACCTTTTGCATAACAATAGGTACGGCCTTGGAAAATATGTAGATCAAATATCAATAGATAAATGGACTTTATATGAAATTGCAAAATACTGCGACGAACTTGTAGGGGATGGAGAGGGTGGAGTAGAGCCAAGGTTCACTTGTAACGTATATATAAATACTAGAGAGCAAGCAGAAAAGGTTCTAAAAGATTTTGCTAGTATTTTCAGAGGGATGATTTATTTCGGTCTTGGAAATGTTCACGCTATTCAAGACTCACCAAGAGAAACTATATCTCAATTTACCAACTCTAACGTTGTTGAAGGAAACTTCACTTATGCAAGCAGCGGCAGAAAAGCTAGAGCTACTGTAGTAATTGTTAGATATAATGACAGATCAAACTTTTATAAACCCTCCGTAGAATACATAGAAGATATTGTAGGAATTAAAAAGTTTGGAATCGTAGAAAAAGAGGTGGCTGCGTTTGGCTGCACAAGTAAAAGTCAGGCTATAAGATTAGCCAGATGGATTTTATATACAGAAGCTTACGAAACTGAAGTCGTTAATTTTAAGTGCGGGCTCGAAGGTATGATGCTGAGACCCGGAGACTTAATTAAAATTGTAGACGAAAACAGAAGTGAGGAAAAATATAACGGCAAAATTTCTAAGCTATTTACTAGCGGAGCTTTGCTTGATAGAGATTTAGATATTTCCAGTAATAATAAGAGTTACTATCTCTCGATAAATACTCCAAGTTATTTTTATGATACTTCAATTACGCAAATTGATAGCAGCATTCATATTGACGACATAAGAAGGTCGCACGTACAAAGCCATACTTTCAACCCAACAGTTAGTGAAATAAATATCACCAAAGAAATTGTAAATACTGGCATCAGTGGGTCGAATTATGCGACTAAAATAGAATGGCCTCAAAGTACTTTCGATACAGCAAATTACGATCTATCAGAAGATGCAACTTGGTCTATTGTTAGTGTAGATGAAGGAGATAAATTATATTCCATCGTAAACGTTAAAGAGGAAACAAATGATTTTTCTCATAGAATTGAAGCATTAGAGCACGTACCAGAAAAATACTTAGCAATAGAATCTGGTATAACTTATACCCCTTCTGACCCATTCGACCCAAATACTACTGCCGTTCCTCCAATCGCAGATAGCTTAAGTTTAAGTTTAGAATATGCACAAAATTCTGACGGAACGACCTCTAATTCTACTAGGCTCGTAAAGTATATTATAGGTAAACCCACCCCAAGTGCTGGCTCTACATCTGCTTATGTTACTTACGTCAAGAAGGGTTCGGACTTTGTTCAATCTGACTATATACAAAATTCAGACGGCAGCTACTCTATACTTCCTAAAAATGATTTCTTAATTGGTTCTACCTCTATAACTTCTTCTAGCACCAATTTTATAGACAAATTTTATTTTCCTAACTCAAATGATACGACTTACTATTTTAAAGTCTTCTCAATAAATGAGCTTGGAATTTATTCTAGCGGCAGCAAAGACGGAAACATAACTGTAAGTAACCACTTTCCAATTCGAGATGTTAAAATACACTCTCTTAGAATTTCTACTGACACTACATCAAATCCTGCTGGACATAAAAATACGTTCTTAGAAACTTCTGGAAAAGACTTTGCTTTTATTTGGAATACTAGCTATGCGAATTCTTTTGTTACTAATTATGAACTTCAATACAGGATTAGAGTAACTACGCCTAACGCTGGAAACGTACCTACTGTAACCGCTAGCACATTAATACATCAGGAAACTATTAGTACTGGAGAAAATTTCTATAACTTTACTTTTGAAACAAATAAAAACTCAAGCCTACCAGACGCTCCATTTAGAAATTTTGATATAGTAGTAGAGGCTTATGATGCGGAAGCGGGATTATACTCATCTAACAATTATTCCAACTCTAATGGTTATGACATTTTTGGAGTAAATAACCCTAGGCCTACTGGTTATAACTTAACCCCAAGAAGACAAGACGGTACTGGCCCCGGAGCTATAGACTCCAGTGAGGTGTTAACTACTGAGCAGTTTATTACTTCTGACGGCAAGCTGCAATTTAGGATAAGGAGGTCTGCCTTTAACGACCTTGCCGCTGGAGTTCTCTATTTATCAGCGCAACCATTCTCTGGGGCGGACTTTAACTCTAACGGTCAGCCTAAAAACGCAGAGAGAATTGCCGCCTTAAACTCTGAGCAACTTGATCGATCTGGCCAGTATCAAATTCTTCCAGTTCCTTTTGATTTTGAAAGCGAGGCTACTAGCATAGGTACTGTTACGGTTACTCCCGGAAACATTGAGCATGCGTCGTTTGAGTACAATCATACCAACAAGTATTACATGGCAGCTAAAATAGCTGACAGCTTTGATAAAGCTAGAAGAGATGCATCTGTTGATTTATGGGATAAAGAAGTACCTGTCGGGTTCGCTAGATACAATACTGTTGACGGTACTAGTTCAACCGCGAGAAATCCTAACGGTACTCCTTGCGGACTATGTTCTGGAGATCAAGCTGTTGTAGTTCATCCTTACAGATATTACAGTGCTGGCTCAGAAAATTCTTTTAAATACTGGTTGAGGTTAAATGTAAACGGACAGTGGGAAGGAAACGGTATTGCTGCTGTTAAAATCTTAACAAAAGGCGACGTTGACACTCTTTACGGCTATAAAGGTTTCTATGATTATTCTTGTGCTATGAGCGAAATATACTCAGCGGGACAAGGCTGGAAGCCAAACCATGCTGACTCGATTACTAGATGCAGGTTTTCTCAATATCAATACACATTAAACAACACCGTTATTAATGATCCAAATGATGCAGCATATGGAGTTCACCAACCTGCTGTAGTCTATAACTCTCTTTCAATGGTAACTGGACTATTAGTTGGAGTTCCTACTGCAAGTATTTATACAGACGAGTCTATACCTTCTGTTAATGAGCTTGGTACTACAATACCAAACAAAACTAGACCGCTTAAAGGCTTCAGAAGATTCAGGGTATACCTTGATCCCAATAATCTTCCTCCAGAGTTTGACACTCAGGGCCTTGCATCATATTCCGTTATAGGAATTAATTCTTGGAATGGTGGTTATGAAAAGTTTGACCCAAGTGATCCAAATAATTTAATCCTTTCTAGAGAAACTATTTCTCAAGGAAGCACTTCTGATGGTGTTTATGACGCGAATGCATTTACTCCTACAGTAAAAAGCTGGCTAAACAAAGATCAGCCTTTTGAAAATATTCCGGGGTTATGGAATCACCACCCAGCGGGATTTGGTGCTGGCTTTGGAGGACTAAAGAAAACTAGATACTATTTTGATGTGCATCTAGGAAGGCTTATAGATGATAGTTATTTGAACGAAGCGTTCTTTGGACTAGTAACAACAAATGACTACAGTATATTAGCGAATGAAACTGAGTATCCAACTTGGCCCGGAAGCGTTGCTGGAGACTTATCTTACTGGATGCATGACAACAACACTTATGTAACTGAAACGCTATGATCTCTGAAAAATCTAATAATATTTTAACTTTAGTTTTAAAAAACGGAGAGACAACTTCTCTTTCTTTTCCATCTGGTAAAGATATTGAGTCTGCACTTGAATTAGCACTTAAGTTTGAAGGAATAAAAAAAGAAGACGTTAAGAAATACTTTTTCTCAATTGATTCAGAAAAGAATCTGGAAGACTTCAACTACTTCAACGGAGAAAAAGAAGAGATAGATGAAATAGAACAATCAATAGATTTTAAGGTAGATGAAGTAAGAAGGCAGAGAGATGTGCTATTTAAAAAGCTCGATTTGCAGTTCATGAGATCGATTGAAGATGATGATAATAAATCAGAAAAAGAGCACATAATTTTAATAAAAAACTTTTTAAGAGATTTACCATCTGATTTAAATAAAAAGCTCAAAGAGTATGATAACCCAAAAGATATTGTATTTTTTGACCCATATAACAATATATTCGAAATAATGCTAGTACACCCCGGAAAGGGCTACGAAAAGCCTCCTACGGTCTCTATAGCCCCTCCTAACGGCGATCATAAAGGCTTTCAGATTGAGGCTGTAAGCACCATAAGTGACGGAGAAGTTAAAGATATAATTGTAACCCAATATGGAAGCGGGTATACTTCAACTCCTGATGTACTTGTGAGTCCTCCAGAGGATACAGAAAACGGGGAATGTGCTATGGCAGTAATTCTTCTAACCGAAAATAACTTTTAAAATGGCTAAACAAATTACATACAACGGAACAGTTATCAAAGGTAGCAATAAGCTGATTGCATCAAATGAGGCCGATTTGTCATTCCTAAGAGACAATAGTTTTGTGACTATCAAGGGACAAGATCATCTTTACAAGATTATCGGAAAAGATAAGACCCTTTATATAAAAGAGGCAGAAGTAAAAACTGACGACTCTGTCACTCTGTCTGGAGAAGATAGATTTAATTTCTGCGTAAACGACGCCGTAACATTTACCCACAAACAGTATCAGATCACTGAAGTAGAAGTTCAGGATGGGGGAAAAAATTTCAATGTAGACGATTTAGTATCTATTGACTCTGGCTTATGCTCAATCAATTCGTATGACGGAACAGAATCTATTCCTGTTATAAAAGTTAAAAAGGTTAATAAGTCTGGCTCTATATTAGAAGTTGAGATGCTGAAAAGCTCCGGCGGAGTTTTTAATGTCGCTCCTGACTTGCTAACTAATGCTAGCTCTGTATCCGGTTCCGAAGCGAAGCTGGCTTTAAAAGTTGAAAAGTTGGAAAAAAGATTGATGGAAGACAGAGTAATTAAAAATGTTGACCATCAAATGAATCACACGGTTTTAACTTTTAATCACCCACTTCCACAAAGATTTAAATTAGGAAAAATTTCAGTTAATAAATGGGAGTTGATTCTTAATATTCCTTATAACGGAGAAACTGAAAGTAACTGTGTTTATACAATTACTAGTGACTTTACTCCTCACTACTCTATGCCTTTGATGCATGCAATTTCAGATTTAAACCCTTCTGCATACAACGAGTCATTATCTATTCTTGATGCTAAAATCAAAGAGTTAGAAAACAAAATCGACAACTTAAGTTAACGATTATTTTGCGAGTATTCCGCCCTGTCTAGTTTGTTCTACTAGCGTCGTAACAACGGCGTCCTTGATCATTGTAGCTACCTCTATCTGAGCTTGCTCATTTAGTGCAGAGCCATTGCTTGATTGAGTGTCTACTGCTACGGAGTCTGAAGCATTTCCGGACTGATCTAAGTTGACCGATATGTTAATATTGTTGGTCATCTCCCCAGAGGAACTAAAGCTACCTCCGTTATCATCTGGAAGGGTGGTTCCCACATAACCGCCCGCAGCGAATCCAGATAACGTACCACTGTTTAACTTGTGGAAGAATGCAGAGCCATATTTGTCAACAGACTCTTTGTTCATTACCATTTCGCCCCCAGTCAACAGGGCGGGAATTCTGTCTCTTGCGACCCCAGCACCAACAGAACCTCCCGAATTAAATGGCCAAATTTCTTTGAGTCCAGCCTTCGCGCTTCCGAAGAATTTTCCGGGAGCTTCTGCTAAATTCTTTAATACACCTTTGCCTCTTTCACCGGCCTTACCCCAATCTACAAACGCTCTTGCTCCTTCGTTACCTTTCGTCCCTCTGTGAATATGACCCAAGGCTAAAGCTAAACCAGCAGACACAAGTGCTTTTCTCCACGTTTTCTTCTTTCTATCTTTGTACGCTTCTATCTGCTTTTGATACTCTTCTTCTCTTGCTCTTCTTTGAGCTAAGAAGTCATGAAGAGTGGTGAACTTTTTGTTTCTTGTAAGATTTCTCTGATTTTCTTGATCAGTTAATGCTAATCTGCTTAGTCTTTTATCCATCTCGTAGCCACTTGTGGCCATGCTTGGATTCGTATTGCTTCCATAAACAAATGCGTTTCTTAAATTTACATTAGCTCCTCCAGAGCTTGCGCTTCCAAATGCGTAAAGCATTGAATTAAGTTTAGCTTGAGGATCACGGTCGCCCTTTTCAACACTTTGCCCTATAAAACGTTTAATCTCACCTCCACTGGATGCGCGAGTTATAGTACCACTATTTAATTGATGCAATAACTCTTCTCCGTATTTATTAACAGAACCCTTCTTTATAACGAACTCACCCTTTGTAAGCATAGCGGGAACGTCATCTCTAACTCCAGAGCCTCCCATTACTTTTCCTCCACCAGCGTAACCAACAGGGCCTCCTTTATTAAGACCGAATGGGGCAAATATAAATCTGTTTACAGACATCTCGATGATCTTGTTGGTGATCATGTCTCCAATTGCCGTAAACAAGTCGCCAAATGAATCTTTCAGCTTTTTCGATCCATCTAGTGCAGAAGAGAATGCGTCACTAACCCCGGTTTTAAACTTCTTGGTTACGCTAACGCCAAGGTTCATTACGTCTTGCTGCTGATCTGCTTGAGTGTAAACCAAGCTAGCGCGTATTCCATTTAAGAAATCATCAAACCCGAACTCTCCCAATGCAATTTTTGCATTGTTTATTTGTGCTTGAACCTGTTCAAATTGAGCTCCAGTAAATAAAGTAGAATTGCCAAGGTCTTCAACGCTATTAGCCATTGTATCCATCTGAGTGATGGATGTTATTAAGCCTTGTTCGAGTTGAGCCTTTTGCCCCGATAAGACAGTTTTTCTCATCGCATCAAATGATTGCTGTCTTTCCTCGGGTTTAGCATCTTGGAATGCCTGATACGTTCGTAACACTGGGTCTTTTTTCTTCGCCTCTTCCATCGCCTTTTCTGTTGCGACTGCCATAGCAGCGTTTACTCGATCTTTACCAGCAACAGCTTTGCCACCCTTTTTAATATCTGCGAGTTCTGCCTCTAAACCTTGTTTTCTTTCTACCAATTCTATATCCGAGCTAGCCCCAGTTCCTAAGCGGTTCTTTAATTCTTTTATCTCTTCTGCTAATTGCTTTTCTCTTTTATTGCGTTCTTCAGCTAACTTTTTGTTTTCTTGTTCTTGAATTGTTCCTCTTTTTATTCCTGCGGCGGCTTGTCCTTCCACAACGCTACGTCTTTGTGATATTTTTTCAGTTATAAACTCCTGCATGTCCTTGCCTCTAAGCGAGGCTCCGCGTAACTGCTGCACTACACCTGCCGCTTGAACAGTTTGAGCTAATCTGCCAGCCCTGTTTACTGAGCTTGCGTCTCCTGTTGCAGTTCTTAAACTTCTTATCGCTGATACATGAGTACCAGCGGCCCTCATTCCCTCTTCTCTTCTTCTATTTATTTGTTCTTGAGCAAAAGTGGTGCTCAAATTAGCCATTTTGGGATTAAGGTGGCCAGCACTATATCTATCCTTGTGATAAGCTTTTACTGTTGGATATTTTTTAATGTCAATTCCATGCTTGATAGTAAAAGCTTGCCAAGCGTCCTTGGTGTCTTGCGACCCAATTCCAGCCATAGATATTTGCGTTGAAGTATTTCCGGGTATTTGCAAATTCTTAAGAGACTCATATCTTCTCTGGAAAAACTCTTCTAACTTTTTAAGGTTTTCTTTATCATTATAAGGTATTCTAAAGTCTCCACCTGTTATCGACTTTATTGTCTTTTCCCCGTCTTTCCCGAGAAGCATCCCGAAGATATTCTTATATTCTCCCTGTAGTTTTTGACCTTGACCCTGAGATAAATCAATTTGTCTATTTAAACCTACTCCTTGAGTTCCTAAAATATTCCTGCCAGTAATAGCTCGGATTTGGTTCATCCTTGCATTTTCCATAGCCGTTTTCATGCCACTAACTATTTTCGGCATTGAATAATCTGCGAGCTTATGATCTTCCTTTATTTTTTGTAATGCTTGTGGATTTAAGTAAGAGTCTCTTATGTTTTTGTATTCATCCGCAGTAACCTGCGCGGCCTTGGTTAAAGCATCCTCGGCTTTTTTAAAGTTATCGTTTAAGCCTTGAGTTAGATTTGAAGCCGCACTACTGCGCTGTTGCCAAGTTGCTAATTCATCAGCCAACTCTTTTCCGCGCTCTGAGACTGCATTAAAAGCTTTAGTTACTTCGTCTCTGTCTTTTGAATTGTAATAACCAAGGCTGCTTATATCTCCGCCTTTAGCACCTGTTATTAATTTTCCTTGAGCGTCGTATTTGTCAGATTGTTCTAGATGAGTTCTAATCCTCATTGGTCCAGCTAGAGGGCTTCCCGATGTGGTCATTACACTTGGATGACCGGCCACACCGGGCCTGTAAGGACTACTGTCTGAAAGGTCAGATATTGCAGCTAGACTTGCAGCCGCCATTCTAAGTACCCTGCCCGATATTCCTTCTTCACCCGTCAAACTTGCCTTAAATGCTTTAGTAGCCGTTCCTTTATTAGCTTTTTCAAAGGTTTTTCGCATCGATATTACCTGATCATGCCCTCCCCCGCCATCACGACTTTGAACATATTTTAATGCACTTTTTGATCCTAGCGCGTCTAAAAAACCACCTACAACAGCCTGTTCTTGACTTAACGGATTCATGTCCCCCATTCTTCCATGATGCCCAGCTAATTGCCCTAAAGTTCTTTGATTATAGTGTGTTACAGCTTTTAAAAACTCTCTTTGAGCTACTTGTCTTTGTTCCTTAGTTCCAGTACCGCCCAACAACATGTCCCTCATGCCCTTATCGAAGGTCATTCCTGTATTCTTGTATGGAGACATCCTGTGTTTTTTATCACGCTCATCTGTAGGATCAAAAAACAATCTGTTAGGTCTAGCTTCTTTAAGGGCAGCATCCATAACTTTCTGACCCTCTTTAGTTTTCATGTAACCCTTGAAAGCCTTACTTCCAAATACTACATCTGCGCTTTCCCCAAGAGCTACATCAGTACTAAGCCCACTAGATAAAACCGACGTATAACCACCTTGTTTGCCTAAGTCTTTAGCTTTAAAGGTTCCAACTCTAGCACCTTGAAAATCTTTTTGGGCAGCCTTATAACGCATAAATTCTGGATTATTTTTAATAGCAGATATTTCTGCGGCTGAACTAGACAATTCGACTTGGTTTGAATCTAGTTTATTTTTTGCGTCTTGAAAGTCTCTTTCAGCTTTTCTTTCTAAATTTCTTTTTTCTTGTATTGTTTGCTGTCCCAAAAGTATTTGAGCTATTTTATCGAGCTTTAAGCCTTCAAACGATGCATGCTTTCCAACTTCAGTTGTTGTTCCTCCTATTGCCTCAATCAGCTTCACTTCTTCCATTGCTTGCTTGAATGCAGTTTTGTTACTGTCTTCAAATTGTTCAAAGTGAAAATTAGAAATAGCATTTAACTGATCAATTCCATTTTTAACTGCATCCATATTTGCAGCTAAATTTTCTATCTTAAACTCACTAGCAATTTGCTCTCTAGATATTTGATCAATATCTGATTTATCTAACCCAATTCCCCCTTCTACACCCAAGTCCGATAATAGACTATTTACTCCTCCTAAATTTCTAGAAATTTGTGCGCTTCTTCCTTGAACAGCCTGTCCTACCAAAGAAGTTAAGCCAGCAGACGCACCAGTGTTATTGCCCATAATAACCTGATTCATATCTAACTGAGGCATCATGTTTCTAATCATAGAAAGCGTGTTAAACGCGGCCCTGCCTTGCATTATGTTAGATATTCCTTGCGTACCTAATCCCGCAGATTCTCTTCTTCCAGCGACTTGAGCCTCTCTGAATTGATTTGCTAACTCTGCGATTGGACCTTCAATTCTCGCAAAATTTCCTAAAGCACCCGCACCTCCAAACGAAGCTAATCTTTCATCTAAAGCCAACCTTTTTTGAGCAAAGGAATTTTGAATCTCAGCTATCTTTTCTTGATTCTTGTTGCTTTGTATCAAAGCGGCGAGTTGGTTTTTAGTTTCTGATTCTTGAGACTTTGCTGTTTCTAATAAGTCTTCGAGCAATGGGCTAAGTACAAAATCGCCCCTTCTTATCTCTTCTGTTATTAAAGCTTGAATTTGCTCAGAGCCCGCTTCTGAATCTCTGTTCAACAAACTAATTACTTGCTGGCTTAAATTTTCTACAGCTTTTTGATTCTGCTTTAACCTGTTATTTTCTACACTTTGCTCTCTTCTATCTCTTCCTTCTTGCTGAGATTTAATAAAGTTGTCGCTCAACTTTTGCTGAACTCTTTGGAATTCAGCGGTAGTAGCTTTTAATAATTCGCTTCTCCCCTTCTCTCTAACTTTATCTAGCTCTTTAACAAAGTCAGACCTTCTGTTGGCAGTGCTAAGACTAAAGTCTGCTTGAGCTCTTCTTCTCGAACCTAAGAATGGTTCATTTAAATTCAATCCTCCTGCGGCTACTGCACCAAAAGTATCCCTAACACCAGCTTTCCCAGCAGAGATCATTTTGTCTCTACTTAAAGTCATAGCAATCGCCCTATCCATAGCCCCGCCCAACCTAATAGTGAGCGTATCCATTGCGTCAGCAGCTTTCTGAGCACTTACGCGCATTTTTTCTGCGAATTTTACGTTAGAGTCTATTATAGCCTGAAACTGATCTGTAAGTTTTCTAAAGTCAGCCATTCCAGCTATTTCTTGAACAAACTTATCCAATACTTTTGTTATGTCCGAGAATCCTTCTCCGCCCGCTCTTGATTCTAACGCTTTCCTTAGTTTCTCAAGCACTTCTGGCTGTATATCTTTAAAAGTTTGAGTCAATCTCTCTATAAATGGCTCGACTGCTTTTGCTGGATCAGTGCTTGTATCTATAGCTCTTAAATCTTTAGTTAAGTCCTCTAAAGATTTTACCGGTATGTTTGCAGCATTTTCAGCTAGCTCCATTGAGTCAGAAAAAACATCTACAAACTGCCCTAACAAAGCCTGACCAATTACATTGTCTTTAAATATCGCTCCTTGTGCAGTTTTTTGCATTTCAGCAATTAACGCGTCATTCCCTGAAATTACTGCCCCGAGATACCTTGACATAGTCTGAGCTTCTTCGGCTGCTGCTGAACCCAGAACATTTGTACCAGCAAGACCCTCAATTCCCGCGATACCAAGGCTACCGACAACACCTGTTTTAGCTACGCTTTTAGCCACTCCTCCCGCTGCTGTTCTGGCCGTACCAAGCTGATTGACCATTGCAGTTCTACCTCTATCCTTACCAATCTTTCCTGCGCTCCGCAGCTTCCGAACTTTATTCAGTTTCCTGCCAGCATTTGCGACAGTTAAAGCTCCACTTGCTCCACCTGTAAAAACACTTCCCAACACGCCAACAATTGCAATTTCAGCAGCCTCTTTCGCAATAGCTCCCTTGACAGTCTCTGTTCCTGAGTAAGCTTTCAGATAATCACCAATACTCAGCCCTCCAGTCATCGACTTTATTGTGCTTTTATTTTTGGACTCTTGCTCTTGAATTTTTAATAAAAGCCCATCAAGAGCTACTAATTTTGCGGTATTTTTTCTTATCTCTTCTATATCGTCTCCAAGCTTAACAGGGTCAGCCAATGACCCAGCTAACTGACCTCTAAATTGCGCTGGAATGTCTTTTAAAGCTTCAGCCAAAGCACTTCTTCTCGTTGCTAATTCTCCACTAGAAATATCTGCACTAGATATTCCAGAGCTATATTTTTGAAGAGCCATTTGTAACTTTTGAGCTCCGTCTTGAAAATCTTGAAACGACTCTTTTGTTTTTTCTGCCTCGACCTTTAATTCATTTAGCTCTCCTTCGGCTACAGCTTTTGTAATTTTTCCTAATGCTGTCATGCCACCAATTGCAGCACCAGCGGCTATCCCCATAGGCCCAAACATAGCTCCCATACCAGTATACATAGCGACATCTCCGATCCCTTCTAGATTAGCTCTCTTTCTTGGGTCGGTTTCAGTAGCAGCCATCGCAGAGGTAAGCATCGGGGCGGCAAACGAGGCTCCCATCCCAATATTCATAAGTTTGCCGCTCCGAGCGGACTTCGCTTCCTGTATAGCGGCTTGAGCAGCAGCTTTTACTTGCTGATTCTTTGATTTATTTATTATGCCCTGAAGCCTCATTGATTCATACAAACCTCTAAGTATGCCGTTCGAAGCCGCAGCTTTTCTTTTTTCTATATTAGCTATTTGATTAGTAATATCCCTTTTTCTTCTTATAGCTTGAATGTCAGATTTTTGTATCGCCGTTTCTTGATTCTTAAGTGATAACTCATCTAATCTCTTTTGGGCTGTAGCTTGCAGGGTTCCTGCTTGCTGTTGAAGCAAGCCCATTATTTTTTGCTGTTCTGCTGTGCTAATTCCTAATGCATTTAATTCTTTTTGGAATCCAATATTTATGTCTTTAGTTAGCTTTCCGCCATGAGCTACGTGAGTCATTACGCTACTAAAATGATGATTTAACTTATCTACCTGCTTTTTAGTTAGCGACATTTTTGCAGCTACAGCTTTGCTTTGCTGACCTATAGCCTCAGAACCTAAAATCATTGGGTTACTTGCCGTTGTTGCTCCAACAGCAGCACCCATACCTCTCAACTTGGAAATTGAGCTTTGAGTTGTGTTTCCTGTTTTCCCAGCCACGCCCATAACTTGAGCTACGGTTTGA